GGATGAAGATGGAGCGATCGAAGCAAAGATTGCAAAAACCGATACTTATAGTCATTATTTTAACTGGACGCCAAAAACTCCAGAAATACGTTCTAAATTGAGAACTATGGATGGTGCTAATGATGCAGCAACATCACCAGAAGAACAAACTAATGGTCCTCTATGCATAGCATCATTGCTTGATGAGAATCGTCTGTCACCTTTATATTCTACAGAAGCACCAATTCTTCCATATGAAATAAAAAGGACTGGAACTAGTATTCCTCAAGCAAGATTTGGATATAGTTTATTAGGAAATCCAGTAGAGAGGGCATCAAAATCTTTCTTACCAAAAAATGTTGGTGCGGTGAATAGAACTATAGTTGCTGACCCTGTGTACAACCCAGATAATCAACGAGCACCTATTAACAGTCAGACTCGTTTATCTAAATCTAGCACGTTGTCAAAATTCTTTGGTGCTCCTGGATCTAGATCTTCTTTAGACTATGTGCCAACCCTAAAACAAAGACAAGATCTTGCGCGACAATATTATCTTCACGCATGGTTTATGGAGGGTGTCGCCTCTGCTAAAGAATTTAAGAACTATAGATTACAGGTGACTGAAGGATATTATAATCCCGCCAACGGAATTCGCGAGAAATTTAACGGAAAGACTGAACCAGCAGAATCATATTACTGGAGAGAACCATATCGTTTAGACGATGGTGGTGGAACTCAGAAATCTATTATTCTTTCTGGAGAACCGATCAATCAGTTGAAGTACGAGGGACGAGCAGTAGTCTATACTCTCTACAATACCAGAGGTAAAATTGAGTATCCTGCGACATTTGATTTGGCGCTTTACATTCGTGATACGTTTTTCTTTGATCAGTTGAGTCTTGATTATGATATGACTCGCCCAGATAATATAATGACTCAACAATTAATTGTGGTTATGCCAAAAGTTGACGTAGATTTCAAGGTTACATTTCAACAGAAAGTCAGCACTTACTTCAATCGTAAAACGTTGTCTGGATCTGATTTAATCGAAGTAACCGACTAAATAGATTGATACAAGAAACCCAGCATAGATATGGCACTCAAAAGAATAACACCAGGATTAACAGATAAGACTCTTGTCACGAGTAAACAAAAATTTTATTCTGACATAGATCTTAGTTTTAAAGTAAAATCCGGATCCTTGAATGAGGAGGGCGTTAGGCAGGGAGATGTTTTTAAAAAAACAGACGCTGCAGCAGTAATACAATCTGTTGAAACTATATTGTTGACGAACCATTTAGAAAAACCATACCGCCCATTTTTTGGTGCCAATATTAGATCAATGTTATTTGAATTGGATGCAAATTATTCTGAATCCGCTATCCGAGAACAAATTACAAAAGCAGTAGAAAAAGACGAACCAAGAGCAAAAATAACAGAAGTTAGATTTTATTCTGGTAATGAACAGATACCAAGAGGTGCACAAAATATCAGATCATTTGCTGATAATTCTGTTTACATTCAAGTAGAGTTTAGAATACTTAACTCTGAAGAAACATTCACAGCAGCAGTCAACATGAATAGGTTACGCTAACATGGCAACTACAATCAAATCGACTGAGTTAGACTTTAATAGTATTAAAGAAAATCTCAAAAATTTCCTAAAAGAATCAGGGGAATTTAATGACTATGATTTCGAAGGTTCTGGTTTATCTAACCTCCTTGATGTCTTGTCATACAATACACACTATAATGGTCTAATCACAAATTTTGCTCTTAATGAATCGTTTCTTAAAACAGCACAACTCAGACCATCTGTTGTTTCCTTAGCAGAATCTATTGGATATGTTCCAAATTCAAGAAAATCTTCTGAATGCCAGATTACTTTGACATTGTCTCTCAGCGGTGTGCCTAATCTTCTACAAACACAAACTTTGCAGGCAGGATCATTAGTTTTACGAGGAAGCAAAGACGGAATTGATTATACATTCACAAATAGAGAATCTATAACTGCATCTGCTTCTTCTGGTGTCTACACATTCGCACCAACTGCTGATCCAGAACTTCCTGTAAAAGTTTTTGAAGGAGTTGTCAAGACTGAAAACTTTTTAGTAGGAGCGCAGACAGAAGCAATTTATGTTATTCCTGATTTGAATATGGACATTCGAACTGCTATAGTTAAAGTTTTTGAGAATCAACTTTCTGCAAATGTTGACGGTGGTAGTGGGTTTACCATTTATACTGACCTAATAGATGCAACGACGATCCGAGAGGATTCTAGATTATATGTACTTCAAGAATCTCCTAATGGATATTATGAGTTATCATTTGGTAATGGTAACTCTTTAGGTGTCGCTCCTACTCCTGGACAAGTGGTTAGTGTTAATTATCTTAGAACCAATGGAAAGGATGCAGACAATATTCCTTCGTTACAACTAGCATCATCAATTATTTTGTCTGATATTAACGGATTAGATTATACTGTTGATCCTTCAAATGTTACTTTATCTGTTATTTCAAGATCTAGTGGAGGTGCAGATAAAGAAGGAATAGAATCTATCCGACAGAATGCGCCGTTCCAATATGCTTCTCAGAATCGAATGGTTACTGCTAACGATTATTCTGCACTAATACTAAAAAAATATAACACCTTTATTGACGATATAAAGTCTTGGGGTGGAGAAGATGATCCAAAACCTGCTTATGGTTCTGTTTTTACTTCTATTGTATTTAAACCTGAATTAAGTAATTCTACTATATCTCAAGTTCGTCAAGGAATCCTTGACCTCGTAGATGAATATTCTATTGCATCTTTTGATTTGAGGTTTACTGATCCAGAAACAACATATATTGGTACACAAACCTTTTTCCAATGGAACCGCTCTTTGACTGGATTAAGTGAATCTACTGTTCGAGCAAATGTTTCAAGTGCAATTGATCAATATTTTCTAGAAAATACAGGGAAGTTTGACCAAGTATTTCGAAGGTCAAATATGTTAACTCGAATAGATGCTGTTGATCCTTCGGTGTTGTCTTCAAGGGCAAATGTTTTTGCACACCAAAGAATATTTCCGACTTTAACGTTACCTCTAAATTACGATATAACCTTTCCTTTTTCAATTAGACCTGCAACTGATTCATTAGAACCTTCAGTCTATTCTTCTATCTTCACATATAAGAACCAGCAATGTTTTATCCGCAATAAAATTAATGAAAGGGTTAAGGTATCTGCAGAAGGTGCTAATCCAGTAATTTTTAATACTACACCTTCAAGTACATTAGAGTTGGTGACTGTGGGAGAAAAGGTGTTGGTGAGTAGTATTGGAGAATATTTTTCTTCCACAGGAAGGGTAGTTATAACTAACCTTACGATACAATCTATAACAGCTGGTAGAAATTTTGTAAAAATATTTGCTGTTCCTGCAAATCAATCTGTAGTTGAAGCGAAACTTAATACGATTATCAAATACGATCCAGAAGAGTCTTTCGTACAAACAGTCGCGGTAGATACAAGGTAATCTAATGTCTATTGATAAGACCTTAACAGATAAGTATCGGCGCGATCTAACTGTAGACAAAATTGGCATTGTGTATGATGCCTTGCCTGCTCACTTTGACAGCAAATATCCAAACCTAATTAAATTTCTTGAAGAATATTTTAAATCATTTGAAGAGAATAATAATCCAGCAGAAAAGGTAAATGATCTTCTTACTTCAAGAGATGTTCAAGGTGCGAAAGTTGAGTTATTGGATTTTATTGCCACCGAACTTTTGCTAGGCAAACCATACTATGAGGGATTTGAAGATAAAAGGACTTCGCTTCAATTCTCAAACCTACTATATCGTTCGAAGGGAACAGAGTTTTCAATTAAGCAGTTTTTTCGTGTTTTCTTTGGTCTTGATATTGATGTTCGTTATGGTAAAGATGAAGTTTTTTATGTGGGCGATCCAGAAAATGATACACAAGTTTTTTCAGGATTAGGTGCTGTAGGAACAAGCAATTATCCTTATACATTCAAAGGTTCTACCCATATTGTATCAATGACAGATAGTGATGGCGAATATGTTCAATTAAGGCAAGACACAGATTACTTAGTCAATTTTTCTCAACAACTTATTGAACTCCAAAAACTTGATAGTGCTGGACTTGGATTAGATTCTTCTGATAGTAAGTTATCAGAACTTGCCACAACAGGATTAGTCCCAACAGGTAGCAATTTAAAGATATTCTCAACAACTAGAACGCAAACTCTTATCGGATCAGACATAACCTTTAAAAAATTAACTAATGCTGGATTTTTCCAGTTGTATGGATTATTGATATCTGCTCCTATTGGCGTTCCGACTTGGAGAGACGCATATAAAACGTTTGTTCACCCAGCAGGTATGTTTCTTGCTGGCGAAGTTTCAATCCTTGATGTCTTTGACTTAGGGATTAAAGGAGCAACTATCATTGAACCGCCCCCTCCTGTCGAGATTGTTACTCGTGCACCTATCAACAACAAGCGTGGTGGTCTTGGAATCTACACAACATCTATAACAGAGATTGGTCCTGGACCATATGGAGACAGGATTAGGACTCGAGTCAATGATATGTTTAATCCTAGAAACATAGATAATTGGCATACTCAATATGGATCAATTGCAGATGCAGATGATATTAATGGGCGCACTCTAGACGATACTTATGCTGATCTGTCAAATATAATTAATCGCCTTGATGAAGGAAGATGGTATGGATATGACAGTGATGGATCGTATCATTCAAATGACAGTGATGGACTAGGAAATCAAACTGCATTGTTAGGAGATAATGAACAAAATTTAATACAATATGTAGAGTATCCTAATTTAATTGTGGGCGATCCAGGAGATTGATTCGTCCTACTATAAATAACAGTTAGAATCAAACGGAACTTTAGAAATGGCAACAAAAACCCGAGAGGTGTTACAAAACGGCACTACTGCGAACGATGGGACTGGCGATACCCTGCGTGATGCTGCAGATAAAATTAATACAAATTTTACCTATGTGTGGAATCGACTTGGCGGTAAGGACTCTTATTTTACTGACAATCTGACTGCTGATAGTGATGGAAATCTTATTTTCACTAATGGAGTCTACAATAGCACATTTGGAACTTCAACGCTCTCTGGTAATCGTGATATAGACTTACCTAATGCATCTGGAACTGTAGTATTAAAAACTACAACAGACGTGTTAACAAATAAAACTCTCACAACTCCTGTTATAAGTACGGTTCATGATAGTAATGGAAACACAGTATTAAATTTAGATGGTGTCTCTTCTAGTGCTAATTATGTCAATATCACTAACGGAGATTCTAGTACTGCTCCTGTAATAAAAATTGATGGAGATTCTGCTGATGTTGATCTTCATATACAAGCAAAGAATAATGGATATATAAAATTCCAATCTCCAGTGGTCTTAAACACGCAGACTATAACCACTAATGGCGCCGCATCAACAACTATTGTGACGACTTTTTGTAACAAGTCCAGTGCTCTAGCATTGACTCTGGCAAACGGAAGTAATTTGGGAGATCAGAAAACTTTTGTAAATATAAACACAGGAAATGCTACTATTACTCCTGCTACTTTTGCGTCAGGCACTTCAATTACTGTCGCGCAAGGACATGCAGTGAGTTTAGTTTGGCATACCACTGGATGGGTTGCAGTTGGCATCTCATCTGGAATAACGCTTACACCATAAGAGTAGGGACAATGGCAACTACAGTAACTGATATTACAAAAAGGATCCTTTTAGAACACCTTTTTTCATCTACACAAAATATCGGAGTTTCTCCTGGTGACTCAGATCGATATTATTTGGGTATCGGTAGAGCAGAAGAATGGGATTCGGATAACGCTCCTCCTGTTCCAAATTCTGGAGTAAATGAGCAATTAAGGTTCCAAGAGTCTCTACAATCTATCCAAATTATTAATAATATAAGTTATGTTGTTCCAAGGTATAACTGGACTGCTGGTAATGTCTATTCAGCATGGAGTAATGACTATGGTTCAGACCTTGGATTTATCAGTAGTATCACCAGAATAGAACACCCATATTATGTTATAACTGATGATCTACAGGTGTTCGTTTGTATACAACAAGGAAAGACAGCACAAGGTGTTTCTCGTAACTCTTTATACAAACCAACTGATACTTCTGGAGTTCCTTTTGCAGCAGGTGATGATGGATATATTTGGCAATTTTTATTTGCGGTCGACGCGAATCGATCAAGAAATTTCTTGACCTCTTCCTATATTCCAGTTGAGAAAATACTCGACTCGAGTGAAGGCGGTCCTCTTGCATCAGACTTATCTGTTGCAAGAACACAACAACTTGCTCTACAAAAAGCAGCAAAAACAGGACAGATTCTGGGTGTTGCCGTTGATTCAGGTGGTACTGGATACACTTCTGCCCCGACTGTTACAATAACTCCTATTCCACGTATTGGTTCTACAACTATTGTAGAAGCAGCACAAGCAATCGCAAATGTCAATAGTAATGGACAAGTTTACGAAATAGTTATGAAAGATTCTGCGAATGCACCGTATTTTACTTTTGGAGAAGGGTATAAACATGCCCATGTTTCTGTTACTGGCGGTGGTGGATCCGGAGCAGTATTGAGACCGCTTATCACTTTTGATTCAGGATTACAAGGAAATCATATCTCTAGTTTGAGTTCTTCTGGAATCATGTTTTCAAATACATTAACTGGTAATGTTTCTGGAGACTTTAATGTAGTAAACGATTTCAGACAGATAGGTATTATCAAGAATCCACTTAAAGACTCCGCTGATTTTGGATCTTTTACTGGCGTTATCGGTGATTCTGCTGTATCTTCTGCTACAGCACAAGCATACCATAAACTTTATGTTTCTGGTTCTGCTGGATTTGCTGCCAATATCACAGGAGACCAAACGTTGCAGCAAAGCACGTCTGGTGCAAAAGCAATTTTAGATTACTTTGATGCGGCAAATGAAATAGCGTATGTTCACCAAACCAGAGTAACAGGTTTTACTGCTTTTGACTCAACCAATAATATTTCTTTTCTACAGTCTGGTTCCTCGATTGGAACATGTGCAATAGTAGCAAATACAACTGGTCCTAATTTGCGTCCAGCAGAAGTGAATAATTTTTCTGGAGAGGTTATATACATAGATAACAGATCTCCAATTACTCGTGACGACGAACAAACAGAAGATATTAAGATCGTCATAGACCTGTAAGGAAGGTAACAAATGCCACAGCAGTTCAACGCATCTACGTTTGCATCAACATACAAGGACGATTTTCTTGATAGTGCGGGATACCACAAAGTTTTATTTAACAGTGGTCGAGCATTGCAAGCAAGAGAACTTACTCAACTACAGACTATCCTGCAGACTCAGATAACTCGTTTTGCTAGAAATATATTTTTAGACGGAGCAGCAGTTAATCCAAAAAGTTCTGGTGCTGGTGTTTCTAGCATGCAGTACGTTATCCTTGAGGATTTGCCCAATGATGCAGATTTGTATCCTGGAACAACTTGGACAGGTAGCGCAAAAACTGGGACAGGCGGTCTTAAGTTTGTTATCCAACACGTAGAACAAGCAAGTGGCGGTGATTTTCCTACTATTTACGGAAGATACATTGATGCAGGGCAGAGTGGTACGTCAACAGATGTTCAAACGGACTATCTTACGTTTGATGAAGCAGAAGTTCTAACCTCGCCTGGACTTGGTGACATAACAGTTAGAACCAAACTTCCAGGAGAACCTGATGTTACGGGAGAGGGCACCTTATTTTATTTACAGGGTGCTGATTTTTTTGTGCAAGGGCACTTTGTATTTGCACCAAAACAACAGATCGCTATAGCAAAATATACTCCGTTTGCTGATGCAGATGTTGGTTTTGAAGTAGTACAGGATATTGTAACGGTTGCTGACGATGAGGCATTGTATGATAACCAAGGTGCTCGTCCTAACCTTTCCTCTCCTGGTGCTGATCGATACCGTATTCGTTTGTTACTAACAACTAGAAGTTCTATTGCAAATGAATTAGATTTTCTTCCATTTGCAACAGTTCGTGACGGTATTATTATTCAAATTAAAGAGGGCACTGATAGTTTCAATCAAGTCGAAAAGAGATTGGCAAGAAGGCAACAAGAAACTACAGGACGCTTTATTGTTAATCCTTTTGAAATTGAAATTAATGAAAAAGATTCTGCAACTCTCACTTATATAATTCCTGGGAAAAATCAATTTGGACAGAATCCATTAGCATATTTGGACGGATATAGACTAGAGCATCAAATTCCTGCTGAGATTGATGTTGCAAAACCTGTTTCATTCACTGCTGATTCAGGTATGCTCACACCAATTTCATATAAAAATTATGTATCAGTAAGAGCAGATTCAGCAGGTGCATCTTTCTTGGGTGCTTATGCTGGCGGTGACATGGATGCTCAGAAAAAGCATCGCCTCAGTAAAGCAGATGGAACTATTTTGGGTGATGCTAGAATTAAAAGCATTAGAAATACTGGATTTGCTGATTCAGACAGATATAGAATTCACCTTTATGATATCAGAATGTTGTCCGGACAGAACTTTAGAAATGTGAACTTCATAGGAGAACATGATTCTGCGACTGGTAAAGGAATAAGAGTCCACCAAGAAGATAATCAGACATATGTTGTTGATCCAAACAACAATACTTCTTTATTTGAAATTCCAGGGTATAGAACAAAAGCAGTGAGCGACGTTCGATACACTGTTCAACGGCAATTTAATGCAACTACAAACGGTTCTGGTGTCCTTAGCATCAATACTGGTAACGACGAGAATTTTTCTGATGAGGGTCAATGGACTTTTATAAACCTTGACACTGACACAGTTGACGAGATCGCAGCAGGTTCTATCACAATCACTGGTGGTTCTGGTGGATCTCCCGCAAATGCTTCAATTGCTACGACTGGTGGCGCTTCAGCAAACTATGTTGTATATGCTTATGTAGAAAAGGGACTTGGTGCAGGCGGTCTTGCTGCTAAAACAAAGACTTATCGTGAAGACTGGTTCACAGCAACTAGAGTTAACGACTCTGTGGGCGATAGATTTTTATTTACCTTGAAAGGTGGAACTGCACTGAGTAACATGTATGACGGCGTTGAACTATTAGAGGCATATGATTCCGACTCTACTGGTCCAAGTGTTAAGTTTAGTTTAGAATTTGATGGTGGACAAAGAGACAATTACTATGGTCCTGCTAATCTTATTCCAGCTGGTGTCAGTTCAACAACTACAACAGTTAGAGCAAAAGTAGGATACTTTGAGTGGGGTGCTTCCGGACATTATTTTTCTGCGAATTCCTACAACCTAGCAGATTCAACTTGGTTTGATTACGGTGATATTCCAACTTATGTTTCAAAGACAACAGGAACATCATACGCTCTGCATAACTACTTTGACTTCCGCTCAAAACTAGATCCATTGAGCGATACCATGGCGACGACTAACTGGTTTGAGGTTCCTAGAGATGGAGATCAAATCTCTCATGGTGTACAATACTATAATCAAAGGATAGATTCAATTGTTCTCTCATATAACGCAGAAAAACTTCTGCCAGTTATTCGAGTTAATCAAGGCGTAGAGCATGTCCAACCAACTGTTCCTTCAGAAAGACCAAATGAGATGGTTCTTTACAGCACTATGCTCGGCGGTAATACTAAAAATGTCGGCGATATAGACATTCGAAGAAACCGATATCCAAGATTCACAATGAGAGACATTGATGATCTTCGTGCTCGAGTTGAGAGAGTAGAGGAAACCGTCGCGTTATCGTTTATTGAGCAAGAAGCACAAAATCTAGTTGAAGTTAATAGTTCTGGTCAAGTAAGATCAAAAACAGGATTTTTTGTAGACGATTTTACAAAGGGTCTGGCAATGACTGCTTCTGTTGTTGGTCCAACTTTTATTGACGATGCTACTTTTATAACTCAAACTTTAGACGCCAGGATATCGACTGTTCAACCTAAATCTACATCAGAATGGGTAGAACTATTATACGATTCAGATAATCTTTATAGTGCTCGTGCTGGAGGAGCAAACAGCAACATTGTCCGCAAGGGCGATTTGTTGATGCTAGATTACACTGAAGTTCTAGATTCAACTTTGTCACAACCAGTTATTTCTTGGTTGTCTGATGGTAGAAGTTATGAGGAACGCGGTTATTACAACGTCAACCCATTTAATGTCTTCAGAGGAGAAGGATTCCTTAAAATTAATCCATCTGTAGACGCATGGACAGACACAAAGAGATTGCCTGACAAATATATTTCAGGCGAACCAAAAACAGTGTTTAGAAACACTATTCGACCTCTCGCTCCAATAACAACTTCTGCAACTAGAACCCATGCAAGGTACGCTGGGGAATGGACTGCTACTGGTAATTGGAGAGAAAGAAGTATTTGGACAGGAACTTCATGGGTTAAGCATGGAAGGATTAGTGAATTCACTAATACTGTAAATGAAGTTTGGCGAGTTGATTTTATTAGGCAAAAGAGAACAGAAACTGTTGTAGATAACTTCACAGAAATATCTTCTGAAACTGATCGTAAACTTGCAGTTGTTAGTATTCCATGGATGCGTCAAAAGAGAATATTTGGTAGGGCACAAGGTTTAAGACCAAATACTCGATATTGGCCATTTTTTGCAGACATACCAGTCTCGCAATGGGTTCTTTCTATGACAGAAACAGAGTATAAATCTGCAATTGGTAGTGGTTTACATCATGTAAATCATCCTTCAGCAGATGTTACTTTGAAAAAACACCCAGCGACTTCTGGTGTGACAACAAATACATTAATAAGCGATGCTCGCGGAGATCTGTGGTTTGATTTTTGGTTACCGAATACAGCACCAGTTCCTATTCCTAATTCTGCCACATTTGATTTCCAAAAAGAAATAAGATCTTATCAAGCAAAAGTAAGAAAGGGTGTTCAACTTCACGGCACTAATCAAGCAGCAGTTTATGACTATGCAGGTTGGAAGTTCAGAACTGGACTAAGAGAAATGAAACTCTTAGACATTTCAGCAAATAACGAAGAAGATGCGCTTTCTGTTGCTAGAACTTTATTTAATTCTACAGGAAAGTTAGAGATTAAACAAAAAGAAATTATTACTTCTCGTGTCACTGTTATGGAGCATGGAACAGAAGATGTAATAACCAGTCATACGACTGCAAAAACAAGAACAGTAACAAGATGGAGAGCACACGATCCACTTGCCCAGACTTTCTCAGTAGATGCTCAATTAAACGTCCCTGGAGTATTTGTAACAAAGGTTGACGTGTTTCTTAGAAGCGCCCCAGCGCCAAGTAAACCACAAATACCTATCCAATTGCAGATTCGAGGTGTTCGCGATGGAACGCCTATGAATTCTCCTGCAAGCGAGCAACATCGTGTTTATGTTTCTGCTCCAGATGCATATGCAATTGTAAATGGTATTACTGATAAAGAGGATTATGAAGAAGTTCTTGCAAATCCTGTACCTTTTGTGTTTGAAGAACCTGTTTTCTTACCTTCGGGTCAAGAGTTTGCAATAGTTCTGCTTGCTGAATGTGACGATTACCAAGCATTTGTTGGAACAACATACGACTTGATTCTTGGAAGGACAGATAAGAGAGTTGCAAAGCAACCAGCAAACGGATCTCTTTTCTTGTCACAGAACGGTTCGACTTGGACTCCAAAACAAAACCAAGATTTGGCATATAGAATTCACACCGCCAAATTTAAGAGTTCAGGGAAAGCGAATTTCTTCAATCAAATTCCTGAAAGGCATCAACATAACTTCAACACAAGTTTGTCAGTTGATTCTGACGATTTAACTAGATTTAGAGTGACTCATCCGAATCATAATTTGGGAGTTGGTGACGTTGTTCGAATGACAGGACTTGATTCTGCTGCTTCGTATTTGGGCGTTACTGGTGCAAACATTATGAATTCTGCAAACGTGGTAGATTCTGCTGATGTTAATGGATACTATGTTTCTTTACCATCCGGCACGTTTACAAGCAGAGGATCTTTTGGCGCTGATTCTGTAAGAACAAACAAAGCATTTAATATAGATCGATTTACACTTGTTGCTACAGATATTCTATTGACTGAAACTGATCTAGACTATGAAGGTTCTTTTGTGTCTGGCGTTTCGCATTCAAGAATAGGAGCAACTGCTACTGCTGATCCAAGATTTGATGTTGACGATGCTGCAACACCATTAACGAATTCTAGTGGCATGATTCCATTAAGTAATAAAGAAATGTTTTTCTTTAATACACCAAGATATTATGCTAACTCTGATCAACAAGTCAATTCTCTTTCTGGTGCACCTTCTATTGTTATTAGTGCAAATATGTCGAGTTCTCAAACTTCTTTGTTTGGCGGACCAAAAGCAGCTGCTGCGGTTTCGTCTGGATATGTTTCTGACGTTACTCCAATGATTGACATACAGCAGGTCGGTGCAGAAACTATAAATTATGTTATTGATAACCAGGCAGTTGATTCTGCTTCCAGGAATGATCTAGTTAACAATGCTCCTTCTGACTTTGTCCCAGAAACTCACCCAATTCTTGGAACAACGCCATCTAAGCATTTGACGAAACCAATAACACTGACTCAAGCAGCAAATGGATTGAAAGTTATATTGAATATGCATAAACCACCATCAGCTGATTTTGAATTATACTACAGAGTTGTGTCTGGATCCGACGAAGACATCTACAACGCTTCTTTTATTAGGGTAGATGCTGATAATAATCCTCCTGATGCTAATTATGGGTTCGATGATTTGGATGTTTCTTTCCAAGAATACCAATACTTGATTGGTGGACTCGACGGATCTCTTAATGATTTCATACAATTCCAGTTGAAGATTGTGTTTAAATCAACAAATACTTGTGAAATTCCGATTCTTCGTGACATTAAGGCAATTGCTCTTATCTAATGTATATAAAAGTAGAAGGATCACCTAGTTTGTATCGCGACATGACTACTGGAGCGATTATAAATACAAGCGAAGAAGAGATAAAAAGAGCAAGGGAAACAAAAAAACTTCACTTGCAGAATAAAAAAGAGCAACAAGAAGTGTATTCTGAGGTCGCTTCTTTAAAGAATGAAATAACTCAACTGAAACAAATGGTTAAAGAATTACTAGAGAACAAGTAAAATGACAGTAAGATTCCACGACAGCGCTCATCCTTACTTCCAAACCACGGATACTTTTCAACAGTTAATCCAAGACCTGAATCATTTTGGCGATATCCATGATTCAGATATGAAATATTTGGATTCTGCTATTGGTCCAGGAGGAACTCTTACACTAAATGGGTTGGGCGATTTTACTGCTAATACCATAGTTGATGCTCTTAATGAATTAGACAGCGACCTTCATGGAGTTGGTGGCGGTAATTTTAAGGCAGATACGAATACGGCATATAAGACTGTAACTGACGCTATCAACGAGATTGAACGAGTGTTCGATGCTTCCTCTGGTGAGATTTTGTATCCTACTGGCGATGTTACTGAAACTCAAACTCGTTTATTGATAAGCACTGCGCAATCTGGCGGCCAAAGAATTGAACTCAGAGCAGGACATAACATCTTTTTAGATGCAGTAAATGATGTTATAATTGATGCTGGCGGTGCTAATATTACTTTCAAAGATGATAGTGCTATTCGTTTCGATTTTCAAATGGGAGCGAATCAAGAGATAGATGTTCCGACGGGTAATTTAACTATTGACGTCGCTGGAGACATTACTCTTGATGCAGATGGTAATGATATTAAATTTAAGAATGGCGCGGGTGGAGACGAAGTAACTCATACTCTTGCGGACAATGCATCCTATACCATCACAGCACCAGATGACGTCACAATTGATGCTGGTGGCTCTATTTTCTTAGACGCCGCTACTGGCGAATCAGTTAAAATGCAAAGTAATGGGTCAGATGCTCTTACATTTAGCATCGGTGGTACACAAAGCATCACAGCAGTTTCTAACTTATCAGTCTATTCTACAGGAGCAGTGCTCTTTGACGCTACAGGAGACATCACTCTTGATGCTGATGGCGGTGATGTTTTCTTAAAAGATGCTGGTACTCAATTTGCTGCTCTTACAAATACTTCTGGTAATTTGATCCTAAAATCTGGCACAACTACTGCAATGACATTTTCTGGCGCGAATGTTACGGTTGCAGGTAGTATTACAATGCCTCCAAGTGGCACTGGTTCGCCAATCACTACAACAAAAACAGTAGACGGCGCATTATCAGATATTAATAGTAGAATACCAAATGTGTATGACCGCAATGGTACATTACTGAATCCATTGCCGTAAGGACTGGACATGACTGCTTTTAGTACAGTCCCATTAAAACTACTAAATTCTAATGGCGACCTGAAACAATTAACATCCGCAGAAGAACTAGTTCTTTCTGAACTTGGATGTCTCAAAATAGTTTTACAATATGATTCAGCAGGTGCGCGATACGGTGGATCTTTAACAACCACAAACACTGCTTTAGATTCAGATGTTGGTCCTGCACAATTTACAAACACATTCTACAATCAACCAGTCGGAACACACCCAGCATCTTCATTGTCTATAGGATCTGTTTCATATCCTCTCAGACAAATGCTAGACTCTGTTGATAATTTGCCTTGGAACAGTTCAACTGTAGATTTAGTCGCGACTGATAGCGATGGCGATCTGTATGTAATGGATTCTGCTTCTTTCGAGACACTCAGTATAAGAATAGCAGAGCAATCCGTTTCCAATGAATTCCCTGGATCTTTTAGACTTTCGAAAAACCCACCTGCTACTGGTTGGCAAATTTGGCTTCCAAACATATACACTGATACAAAATCCTCTGGCGGTCCAACTGAAACTTATAGTATCTGGAGAAAAGAATCTTCTAGTTTAACTGAGACAATAAATCCGTTAAAACATAACGGTGGGATTAATTTTCAAGAGTCGACAGATAGCGAAACATCAATACTTGCTGCCTCTATGGTCAAA